ATCCTCGTTCCTTCACTACTAAGTTTTCTATCTTAACGTCATCTACATCATACATGACATTTGTTATTAGATCATATATATCTTCCTCATGATTGTCGTCAAAAGAAGAAAGTATATTGTTGTTATCATCAACCTCAATGAGATATGTAATGCTAAACTTCTTGCTCATTTGTGTTTCTCAACCCAGCGCTTACGCATTCTGTTTAAATACCAAATAGCTTTATCTATATCTTCCAAGCCATTCTTGTATTCACACCGCCACATATACTTTAAGACATTTGCTGCTTGTGGTGCAAGGTAGCCTGACATATTTTCTGTCATAGCTTCTATTGCATCTATGCATTCTATCTTTGCTTGATTATAGTGAATAGGTTTGTTCACTGGATCTATATCACTCATGCGTTACCCTGTGTCTTAGTGAATCTGTTCAACGTTATGATGTTACCATCTTTTGTATACACACTATCTATTTCGTTTAGTGTAGCAGCATACTGTGCAGGAAACATTTCCTTTATAATAACCTCTTTATAAAAGTCAATCTCTTCCATAAGATCTGGATTGTCCTCTATAAAGTTTGTAGTGGCTACCATAGTAACGGCTGTCTCCATTGCAAAACCCATAGCTTCTCTTTCATACTCAGGCCCAACAGATATAGATGTAGTTAGAACACCAGTCCAACCATTTTCATCTTCAAGAGGTGACAACACAAGCGCTACTTCTCCTGGGTTTAGTTTAAATTTCATCATACTCTCCTGTTAACTTTGAGCCGTTGATCTTTCATACGATTACCTTTCTCTAGTAGCCAACCTTCTGGTATGACACGGTGCGCCCACTTGAAGTTATGGTTCTCACACCAATCACAATATCTAGACTTAGCTCCTTTGTAAAGTTTTGCATTAGCATTACTAAACACAAAACGAATATCTAATTTAGGGTGTTGTCTTTGTATTTCAAGATGCTTACGTCTATCTGATGCACTAAAGATACCCTTCGTTTCGATGATGATGCCATTGTCTAACTCAAAGTCTGGTGTATAGGTACGATACTTAAGATCTTCCCATTCAATCTTTAGCTTCTCATACTCTACCTTCTTTTGTCTAGACTTAAGGAATGCAGCAGCCTCTTCTTCAAGGCCACTGCGATAGGTACGTTTTAGGTGCTTTCTAATGGTTTTGTCCTCTCTTTACGATCAAGCTTTATTGATGTCCCTTGAAAATATAAACTGTGATGTTTTTCAAAAAGCTGATGATATTTAGTAGGGTCGTGGTAAACCTCAAGGTGCAGAGGTAAATCACTCATTGGATATATCGACACCAACGGATGTTTTGGCGGGATTTTATAATTATGTTTTATTTTTGAAATCACGTTAAATATATTAACTGCAGGCTGCGTTCTAAAGTTTAGTAGACCACTCAAGACATTCATCATGGTAGTATTTTCTATGTGCCTAGCAATAACAAAATTAATCTTCAGATTATCTTCAAACACCCAAGGCATAATGAATTTAGATATAAAAAAATCACGATCAGGATAAGCCGTGTCTGTATTGTGATTAAAGTCTATACTCACTATTTCTGGCTCAGAAGAATAGGCTTCACAACCGTCTAGCCCCAAACAATCTATTTTTATTTCACACGGGCTTTGTAAAGTGATACTATTAGCGCCAGTATTTACTCTGGACCAACATCCCGTATAAAAAGATGTAATATCTGCCAAAGATGCATCAGGGCGTTTTATTTTGGTTTTGAAATTTTTACACACAGGAGCGTGTTCATATACACCCAAATGGTTCGTATAAGCCTTTACTTCGATATACTTCTGCCGTTTTAAGAAGGGTATGCTTAACATATTAATTATGATTCCTCTGCCTGTTTAACAATCATGCCACCTAACTGACCACAACGTGCATCAAGTACGCGCATCAAGTAATCCATTCGTGCCATCTCTTCACGGGCTAGGCCGATCTCTCTATACATATTCATTTGTTCTTCATTGAAGTCGTCTGTATGGTACTCTTTATCATTGATAGTTATTTTAGACATTGCCATCTCCTATAAATACATAATCCACTTCTGGTGGGTTGGTTGCTTTTGATACCCTACTTGGTAATGTTTGTAAAGTTTTATGACACTTGTGTTTGAAGCTACAGAACTTACATGCGCTGGGTAATATAAGATTACCGCTTGGCTTTTTGTAATACGTTTCAGGCAGAGGTTCAAAGCATCTCTCAAAAGGTTCGTCATTGTCAAGATAGTCTACTAGGTTTTGAATATCTCGTAGTACTGCATCCTTGTCTACCTCAGATGCATCAACGTACTTGAACTCACCATTACCTTTGTTGACTACCCACCATCCACCAACGTCCTTACCTGCTGCTGTAGCATAGCCTACTAGCTGTGCGATGTAACCAAAGCTGTCGCCTTGAGACAAGGCATCGAAGGATGCAAACTTATTTTGATAGGACCAAGGTGATGCAGACTTAACGTCATCAATCTTACCGTCCATCTCCATATCGTATTCGCCTTTGATCTCCTTGCCGTTGGCTAACTTGAGGATGACAGTATCATTATCTTTAAACTCAACACCTGCAGCACGAAGCAGTCCTTTGAACACAGCCTCAACTATATCGCCAAGGATCATGTTCATCAGGAAGTGAGGCGGTAAGGGTGTCTTATCTTCAGGGTCATTCTTCTCAAACCACAACTGGCACTTAGGCTTTCCAATGTTTGACATACGTAAACGGAACTCGTCACGTGGTCCACTGTTGAATTGCTTATGCATAGCAGCTTGGACATCAGAGGCGACTTGTGCAGCCACCTCCTCAGTCATGCTTGCTTCGCCAGCCATAGCCTTTTGCAAGAAGCTATAGACCATTAGCTCTGCTGGATGATTCATTAATCTGCATCCACGTCTACGAAGTCATTGTTAAGTATATCTTGTACAAGTCCTTCGTCTTCATCTGTGTGACCCTTAGCTCTTTCATGATGCAGATCTAAGATCTTACCATTACTATACTCAATCAGTTCGATGAAGTCTTTGAGCATTTCATTGTCACCTTCAATGATGTCAACCTTATCACCAAGCGAAGCTTCGATCTTACCAAACTTAGCACCTGTAGGAATGCTATCTTCTACACCGTCTAATTTAATTGTAGACATAATAGGTAACATGTTCTTACGCTTGAGTGTATTCATTACACCGTTGATAGATTTAAGGGAGTCACGGTTCTTAACATCCATTACACATGGGATGTCAATATACTTATCTTTATCTAATGACTCACCCTTTTCATTTAAAGGATCACACAAGGTTACAGTACCGTAATAAACATTGACACGCTTAACACTACGGATAACCTGTTTAGTTGCATCAGGTAGTGCATTGAAGTCTTCGATGTAACCAGATGGACGTCCAAGGTTTAGACCCCCAATGCTATCCTTCAAGTCACCATTCAGTGAATTAGACTGAACAGACTTCTCCATCTCTTCTGTCTCACTATTCCACCGTTGCCACTGTTGGCGCTGGGCAAAGACACGCATGACAATACCATTGCTATACACCTTGTCCTCTCCTTGCGTGAGGATAAAAGCACCAACAGGTATGACCTCTGTCTTAATATTCTTACCGTTAACTTCTACCTCGCCCATGATGGACTGATGTAGCATACCAATACGTGCAATACTAGGGACAGCTTCTCCCCCTCCTGACATTGACACGCCCATCAATTCTGCCATTGATTGTCCACGTTCTTGTGCTACTGCTAATTCTGTACTCATTTTAGTACCTTTCTACTGAGTTAAAGAGACTTAGTTATACACTATACATCAATCGTGTCAAGCCAATTCGGTCCCATCTTTGCTTCTAATAATAGAGGGACATTCATTTTGACATTGTACTTCTCTTGAATGAGATCGTTGATGCTGTCGTTAAGTAGTTCAATTATAGTCAAAACTTTTCTAGTTTCGTCTGGATGTACATCAACAACCATGCTGTCATGAACAGAGTTGACTACACAAGATTGTAACGGTTGTAACAATTCGTGAAGTTTGTTGAGTACAACAGGGACGACATCTCCTGTGGCAAAGCCTTGCACGGGATAGTTCTTGATCATAGTGAAGTGAGTAGGAGATCCGTTGTCCCTACGCTTGACATCTGGAAATGCATATTGCCTACCTGATACATTAGTTATCTTCATGAAGCGTAGTGCCTCATCTCCTAGCTTCTGGTGCCACTTAGCTATTCCTTTATACTTGTCCACGAAGTGCGTGTAGTATGACTGCTCAGCTTTGGATCGTCCAAATCCCGTGGCCCCAAAGAGGGGAGCGAAGGTGTGCGCCTTTGCTTCTTGGCGGGACGTTTGTTGCCCTGCTTCAGTAATGACTTGGGCGGTATAGGCGTGTACGTCAAATCCTGTTTCGATTTCTCTAATTGCTGTTTCGTCTTGGGCGAGGAACGCCGCCGTGCGAAATTCGAGTTGGGCAAAATCTGCCTCCAGTATTAAGCCTCCGTCCCAGCGCGATACAAATACCCTCTTCACAGGAAAGGTACCACCACGGGGCATGTTCTGCATGTTAGGGTTACGTCCACTGAAGCGTCCAGTAGCAGTGATGTGCTGGGTTAACCCTACGTGTAAGAAGCCATCTTGTTTAGTGTAGCTTGCTATTCCCTCTACAAAAGAACTGAGATAACTACTAATAGCAGAGAGGCGTTTAAGATCACTGAGAAAAGACTCAGCATCACGCATTCCATTGTTTCTAGCAGTAGCCGTAAGAACATCTAGGTTACCCTTTCCTGTACTAAATCCGTTTGCACTAACCCAAGCCTTGCTGGGAGCGTTAAACTTAAGACCTGCAACCTGGTTCGTCTGCTTAAGCTTGAACCCTTGAGCATCACAGTCTTTGCACTTGTTAGGTCTAGCATACTTTGTGCCATCCTTTCTTAGCTTATATACTTTTGCACTGCCCTCACAAGCTGGACAGGTATAGGCCACAGTCCTATAGATCGTTTCACTATTAGCTTCGACTGTATCTTTGAACTCTTGGAGCGTAGAAGTAAATTCGAATAAGCCATTCCAATCTTTCTTGTCCTTAACTCTTTTGCTAAAGATAACCTGCGACATCTGTTCTGGGGAGTTAAGATTAATTGGTGTGTCTCCCATAAGTATCCTGATTTTCCTCTGCAGACGGTCTTCAATCTCAGCTTTCTCATTCTCGAACTGCTCCTTTACTCGTCCCAACTCTTGAAGATCGACTTTGATTCCTGACATGTACATTCTTGTGAGGGTTCTGCAGGTATCAAAGGTTGTGTCTCTAATCCTGTGGAGGCTGGCTGATTCTGGCTTGCTGTAATCTGCTTCGATACTATGGAACAACTCGTTAGTTGTATAAAGATCATGCCTAAGATAAAAGCTAAGCTCAGATAGAGGGATCTCGTTAGTATTATAACCGTCTTTGAAAAACTTTTTAAGCGTATCATCTTTCTGTACCTCTAGTTGTCTACGCTCAGCACA